AACAACTAGAAATCCTGACGATGTGATTGACGACGTATATCAATCATTTACAATGCTATTGAAATTCCGTTAATTTATTAACCTAATCGTATATTTATATAAAAACATAATTATGGATATTAAATCAGCATTAGACAACTATCTTGGTAAATCTACAAGAATTTCCCAAGAAGATAACGGTGACGGAACTAAACAAGTTTGCGACTTAGATACAGGTGATTGTTATACTGTAAGAGAAAGAGACGGTCTTATTGAAAGAGCTGGACACCAAACAACCGCTAATAGAAGAGTTAGGGTTGAAACATCTAACGGTATTAAACAATTATTAAATGGTTAACAACATGGGCATAGATAAAAAAATATTAAGTGAAATTCGAAGATACAATAGTATCAACAAATATGTAATGGAACAGGCGGCAGAACCTGCACCTGATGACTTAGGAGCTTTGGCACCTGAAGCGGGGGCAACACCTCCACCACCACCTGCAGATGCGGGAGCAGTTCCACCACCACCACCAACAGGAGAAGCAACACCAATTGATGTTGATGCTGACCCCGATGTTGAAAAAATTGATGATGATGGAAAATCTGATGAAGATACAGACAACAAAAGTAGTGAAAGTGAAGAACTTGATATTACTGACTTGGTTACTACTCAAAAAGATACTCAATCAAAACAAGACGAATACTTTGAAAACTTATTTGGGCAATTAGGTAAATTGGAATCAAGATTAGGTGAGATGGATGCAATCATGAACAAGTTAAATGCTCTTGAAAACAAAATTGAGAAATACAGAGAAAAGACCCCACAAGAAAGATTGGAGTTAAGAAGTTACGACTCATACCCATTCAACCAAAAATTATCACAATTCTTCGATGATAAATCAGAAGAGATGGAAAAGACGGGAAAAAATGATTATGTTTTAACACCTGATGACGTGACCGACATCAATGTTAATGATATTAAGAATTCTTTCCAAAACAAATCCAATGGATTTGAAGACGAGTTCAAATACAAATAACAAACACAATAATAAAATGGAAGGTCACTCAAAAGGTGACCTTTTTTTTATTTGACAAACTGAGGAAACTAGACTATAATTGTAAAACAAATTAAACTTAATATATAAAAAACATGATGAGTTCATTAGACGCCGTATTGGCACAGTACGAAAAAGCACAACAAGGGGGCGGGGCCCAAAGCAAAATGTCGCAAGACGAAAGAATGAAAAAGTATTTCGCTTGTATTCTTTCTGACAAAGAGAAATCAGGACAACGTAGAGTACGTATCCTACCTACACCAGATGGTTCTTCACCATTTAAAGAAGCGTGGTACCACGAAATTCAAGTTGGTGGACAGTGGAACAAATTCTTTGACCCAGGAAAAAATGATAACGAACGTTCACCTTTGAATGAGGTTTACGAAGAGTTGATGTCTACGGGTAAAGAATCAGACAAAGAATTGGCAAAACAATACAAGTCTCGTAAATTTTACATCGTTAAAGTTATCGACCGTGATAATGAGGAAGATGGAGTTAAATTTTGGAGATTTAAACACAACTATAAGAATGATGGTATCTTGGATAAAATCATTCCGATTTGGAGAAACAAAGGTGATATCACTGACCCTGAAAAAGGACGTGACCTTGTTATCGAATTGACAAAATCTAAAACACCCGCAGGTAAAGAATACACAAGTATTTCTACAATCATGTACGATGACCCAGCTCCTGTTCACGAAGATAAAGCTCAAGCTAACGCTTGGATTAATGATGAGATGACTTGGTTGGATGTATATTCTAAAAAACCTGTTGATTATCTTGAAGCAATTGCTCGTGGAGAAACTCCAAAATGGGATAGTGATAAGGGTGGATATATATATTTAAACGATACTGAATCAACTACATCTATTGGTGGTAAATCTGCACCAATCGTTGACCCACAGGCTAACGACGAGGTTGACACTGAATTACCATTCTAATTAAACTGAGCTTGGACACTTACTTAGACATAGTGTCCAAGCTCTTTTCTTTTATAAAAAAAATAACACATGGAAAATAGAATAGGAAAAAGAATGTTTGAATCTCTTGTATTAAAATATGAGAGTGAAGTTGCTGAAGCTGAGGCAACATTAATGGTTTATATGGAGAATGCCGTAGGAATTGGGGAACACCCTCAACACTTGGAGGAGATGGATAGTTTTGTCGAAAAACTTGCAAATGCTTCAGATAAACTTGTAAACCTAAAAGAATTTTATTCAAGACATTATGGCAATTAAAAAGAACGATTTTAGTTCAGTAAAGAAAAAATTCTCTACTTCAGCTAAGTACAAACCACAAAGGTTTTTTGATTTAGGTTCTGACTTCTTGGATGCGGTTGGACTGCCAGGTCCGGCAATTGGACACTTAAATATGTTCTTGGGTCACTCTGACACAGGAAAAACAACTGCGTTGGTTAAAGCTGCCGTTGATGCCCAAAAGAAAGGTATTCTACCTGTATTCATTATTACCGAACAAAAATGGTCTTTTGAACACGCAAAACTTATGGGTTTTGAATGTGAAGAAGTTGTTGATGAAGAAACAGGTGAATCGGATTGGGATGGGTTTTATATATTCAATAATGATTTTAACTACATTGAACAAATTACTGACTACATTAATAGTTTGTTAGACGCACAAGAAAAAGGTGAATTAGATTATAGTTTATTGTTCTTGTGGGATTCAGTTGGTTCAGTTCCTTGTAAGATGACATTTGATGGTAAAGGTGGTAAACAACACAACGCATCTGTATTGGCAGATAAGATTGGTATGGGTATTAACCAACGTATTTCAGGTTCACGTAAATCTGATTCAAAATACGAAAACACATTGGTTATTGTAAACCAACCTTGGGTTGAATTACCTGACAATCCATTTGGTCAACCAAAGATTAAAGCAAAAGGTGGTGAAGCTATTTGGTTGAACTCATCTTTGGTATTCTTATTTGGTAATCAAAAAGGTGCGGGAACAAACAAGATTACAGCAACAAAAGACAAAAGAAGTGTTAAGTTTGCAATCAGAACAAAAGTATCCGTAATGAAAAATCACATCAATGGATTGGGTTATGAAGACGGAAAAATTATTGTGACACCACACGGGTTTTTGGCAGGTAAAGAAGCGGCTGAAGAGAAGGTTTCGATTGAAAACTACAAGAAAGAATATGCAGAATATTGGAAAGATATTCTTGGGGTTAGTTCAATTGATTTTGAACTGAAAGAAGAGAAGGAAGATTGAGTTATTGTTTCACCATTTAAATCACAAATGTGATTAAGACATTATTAGTAGACGGAGATAATTTATTTAAGATAGGATTCCACGGAGCAAAAGACGTGTTTAACGACGGAGCTCATGTGGGCGGAGTATTTCACTTTGTGAGTGTACTCCGCAAATTCCTTGACGAACACAACCATGATAGAGTTGTTGTGTTTTGGGATGGTGATTCTAATTCATCCATCAGAAAATCTATATACCCTCAGTATAAAGCAAACAGACGACAAGACGATATGAATGAATACAAGTACGAATCGTATTTGTATCAGAAGTCTCGAATCAAACAATATCTTGAGGAAATATTTGTAAGACAGGTTGAGATGCATGACAATGAGGCAGATGACCTCATTGCTTATTATTGTAAGATATCTAAAGACGAGAAGATTATCATTTTTTCCGCAGACAAGGACCTTACACAACTTATCTCTGAGAATGTGACAATCTATTCACCAATCACAAAACAGTACTTTAAAAACGGAGATATGATATCTTTGAACAAGGTAGACATACCTCACTATAATGTATTGTTGACAAAGATATTCACGGGGGACAAATCAGATAATATTGAAGGTATTCAGGGACTTGGAGAAAAAACATTAGTTAAGTTTTTCCCTCAGGTGCAGGAGAAACCCTGCACTATGGAAGAAATCTTGGATTATGCACGAAACATCAAGCAAGACAAACCTTCAAAAACATTTACAAATCTTTTGACTGGCAAAACAAAATCAACTATACTTGGTGAAGAGTTTTATGCCACAAACAAAAAGATAGTTGACCTTACAAACCCTTTAATCACTTCCGATGGAAAAGAATTAGTTGAACAAATTTTGACAGACAGTATAGACCCCACAGATAGGGGTTATAAAAACTTAATGAGAATGATGATGGAAGATGGTCTCTTTAAGTATCTACCCAAGAACGATGAAGCTTGGGTTAACTTCCTCAAACCATTTATGAAATTAACAAGAAAAGAAAAAAGAAATACAAACAAAAATTAATTATGAAAGAACAAGACAGCACCAAAATGGAATTCTTACTGACGTTGAACGATAACATCGTTGTTCAAAGATTCTTTAATGTTAAAGGGTATAACCCAAAGGCAAAAAACTCCTTGGAATTATACTACTTTATTCGACAATTTAAAGACGAGATTGAGTACTACTTGAAAATGAAAACAGTTGTTTATATGATGGACAACATGGATGCAATTTTGAGTGACCCGTCAATTATGGACACATCGTTTACTGAAGGTAGCGAACAATTTAACATTTACATCAAAATCGGAGAGCAGACAATTTGTCATAGATATTTTGATGGAAAAACATTCCCACCAAAAGTTCGTTATACCGTTGACGTACGACCATTTTTAAAGAACACGTTAAGAGAATTAACTGACATTTTTTCCGAACAAAAATTAAGTTTGGAATATATGGACTTTGACCTAAACAAGTGAATATTTAATTAAACAGACGAACGCAAATTACAATATGAACAAGAACTTTGACTACTTAGGGAATACATTTCAAATACAACTTTTAAACCAACTTATCGTGGATAAAGAATTTTCAACATCAATTATGGATGTAATTGAGATTTCTTATTTTGATAACAAATACTTCAAGATTATCTTGCAAATGACCAAGGAGTACCACGCCAAATACCAATCAACCCCTAATTTCGATACTCTTGAACAGATTGTAAAATCTGAAATTTCACAAGAATTAGTTGCAAAAATTGTCCTTGACACCATCAAACAAGTAAAAGACGCTCCATTTGAAGGGACTCAGTTTGTTCAAGAAAAGGCTTTGAAGTTCTGTAAACAACAAGAACTACAAAAGGCAATGGACAAAGCCCAAAAGATTATTACCGAAGGAGACTTTGAATCTTATGACAAGGTTGAGAGTTTGGTTCGTGAAGCATTACAGGTTGGGGAAAAAGACACGGGTACAACTGATGTATTTTCTAACCTTGACACAGTACTTGATGAAGATTTTAGACACCCAATTCCATTAGGAATACCAGGTATTGACAGATTACTTAAAGGTGGTTTGGCTAAAGGAGAAATTGGTGTTATCTTAGCACCTACAGGTGTCGGTAAAACTACCATCTTAACAAAGATTGCGAACACTGCGTTTAATCTTGGATATAATGTTCTTCAAATATTTTTTGAGGACAACCCAAAGATTGTACAACGTAAACACTTCACACTTTGGACAGGTATTGAACCAGACAACTTGGTAAACCATAAAGAAGAGGTCATGGCTAAACTTACAGACATCAAAGAAACAATGAAGAACGAGTTAATTATGAAAAAACTTCCTTCAGATTCAATGACAATGAACCAAATCAAAAACCAAATCAGAAAGATGATTGCTGATGGTACAAAAATTGACTTGGTTCTTTTGGACTATATTGATTGTGTGGTTCCTGAAAGTTCGAGTAAAGATGAATGGAAAGCTGAGGGTTCAGTAATGAGAGGTTTTGAAGCGATGTGTCACGAACTATCATTAGTTGGATGGACAGCAACACAGGGTAACAGAAGCTCTATATCTTCTGAGGTTGTTACCACCGACCAAATGGGTGGTTCTATTAAGAAAGCACAAGTTGGACACGTTATCATTACCGTGGCTAAAACTTTACAACAAAAAGAAATGAACTTGGCAACAATTGCTATTACCAAATCACGTATTGGTAAAGATGGAGTAGTGTTTGAGAACTGTAAGTTTAACAACGAACTACTTGAAATTGATACAGAGTCATCTGTAACCTTCTTAGGTTTTGGTGAACAACAAGAAGAAAGAAAACGTGACCGAGTTAAAGAACTCTTAGAAAAGAGAAAACAAAGAGAAGAACAAAAACAATAAAATAAAATAAACAAAAATTATGGACGCATCACAAAAGATATTGTCAGACTTAACAGTTTACATGAAGTACGCTAAGTTCGTACCTGAACTAAACAGACGAGAAACGTGGGAGGAATTGGTAACCCGTAATATGGAAATGCATATTAAAAAATACCCATCTCTAAAAAATGAGATTAAAGAAGTATACAAAATGGTATATGATAAAAAGGTATTACCTTCAATGAGGTCAATGCAATTTGGTGGTAAACCAATTGAGATTTCTCCAAACAGAATCTACAACTGTGCTTACTTACCTATCGACCACTTGGATGCATTTGCTGAGTCAATGTTCCTATTATTAGGTGGTACAGGTGTTGGGTATTCAGTTCAAAAACATCACGTTGAAAAATTACCTGAGATTAGAAAACCAAAATCAAATAGGTCAAGACGATTCTTAATTGGAGACTCTATTGAAGGATGGGCAGACGCAATTAAAGTATTGTTCAAATCTTATTTTGGAGAACAGTTATCAACACCTGAATTTGATTTTTCTGACATCAGACCAAAAGGTGCTCAACTTGTAACATCAGGTGGTAAAGCACCAGGTCCTCAACCTTTGAAAGATTGTATACATAAATTAAAAGGTATGTTGGACTCAAAAGAAGACGGTGAAAAATTAACACCAATTGAAGTTCATGATATGGTTTGTCATATTGCAGATGCTGTGTTAGCTGGTGGTATCCGTAGAGCGGCACTTATCTCTTTATTCAGCGCTGACGACAACGAAATGATTTCTTGTAAATCAGGTTCTTGGTGGGAAAAAAATCCACAAAGAGGTAGAGCAAACAACTCAGCAGCACTTGTTAGACACAAGATTACAAAAGAATTCTTTATGGATTTATGGAAACGTGTTGAAGCGTCAGGAGCAGGTGAACCTGGTATCTATTTTACAAACGATAAAGATTGGGGAACAAACCCATGTTGTGAAATCGCATTGAGACCAAACCAATTCTGTAACTTATGTGAGGTAAATGTTTCTGACATTGAATCACAAGAAGACTTAAATGCTCGTGTTAAAGCTGCGGCGTTCATCGGAACACTTCAAGCGGGTTACACTGACTTTCATTACTTGAGAGACATTTGGAGAAGAACAACTGAAAAAGATGCGTTGATTGGTGTGTCTATGACAGGTATTGGTTCAGGTGTGGTTTTAGGATATAATATGAAAGAAGCTGCAAAAGCGGTTAAAGAAGAAAATACAAGAGTTGCTGAATTGATTGGTATTAACAAATCAGCTCGTATGACAACTGTAAAACCTGCGGGAACAACTTCATTGACGTTGGGAACATCATCAGGTATTCACGCTTGGCACAACGACTACTACATCCGTAGAGTACGTGTTGGCAAGAATGAGGCAATCTACAATTACTTGGTGACAAATCACCCTGAACTAGTTGAAGATGAATTCTTCCGTCCACATGACACAGCAGTTATTTCGGTTCCACAAAAAGCACCTGAAGGAGCAATTTTGAGAACTGAAAGTCCTTTCCAATTGTTAGAACGTGTTAAGAAAATTACACAAGAGTGGGTTAGACCTGGTCACAGAACTGGTTCAAACAGTCACAACGTATCTGCAACTATCAGTTTAAAGGCTGAAGATTGGGAATTGGCGGGAGATTGGATGTGGGAAAACAGAGATTTCTATAATGGATTATCTGTATTACCTTATGATGGTGGTAGTTATATTCAAGCACCATTTGAAGATTGTACTGAAGAAGAATTTGAAAGATTATTTGCAAAACTTCACTCAATTGATTTAAGTAAAGTTATTGAGTTACAAGATAACACTGATTTGAGCGGAGAATTGGCTTGTGCTGGTGGAGCTTGTGAAATCAAGTAATATTAATAATAACAATAAAAATAAGGGGGGGAAGGTAAAACTTCTCCCTTCTTCATTTTATATGGAAGATGGAAAATATGTCTTTACCGAAGAATTCCATTTAGAAAGAGGTTCTTGTTGTGGTTCAGGTTGTAGACATTGTCCTTATTTTCCTGCTCACAAAAAAGGAAATACTACTATATTTATAAACAATGGCTAATGGTGTTACATATGGTATAAATTTTCCCTTCAGAGATTCTTTTAGGGGGGATTACTTACAATTAACGGAATTAGAGTCACAAGAAATTAAAGCTGACTTGATGTTGTTATTGTTGACAAGGAAGGGTTCAAGATATTATTTACCACAATTTGGTACAAGATTATATGAATTTCTTTTTGAGCCTTTTGATGGTATTACCTTTGATGCTATTGAATCTGACATCAGAGATGCAATTGAAACTTTTATGCCAAACTTATTGGTTAATAGTTTAAGTATTACACCTGCTGACCCACAGGAAGAAGTGGACATTGCCACAGGTCAAAACGTTGTAGGAACAAGTGAATCGTCAATTTACCGATTCCCTGGCAAAGGTACTTCAGAGTACACAGCAAAAATAAGATTAGATTACTCAACAAATGGTTCGACATATGCTCAGAGTGATTTTGTAATTATAAATATTTAATACAAATGGCAAATAACAGAATATCATACGCATCTAGGGATTATCAGTCAATCAGGACCGAGCTCTTAAATTATACCAAAACTTACTATCCTGACTTAATCCAAGACTTTAACGATGCTTCGGTCTTCTCCGTATTCATTGATTTAAATGCTGCGATTGCAGATAACTTACATTATAACATTGACCGAAGTATTCAGGAGACTGTTTTACAATATGCTCAACAAAGGTCATCAGTTTATAACATTGCCAGAACCTACGGTTTAAAATTACCAGGACAAAGACCATCAGTTGCTTTAGTTGATTTCTCAATTACAGTTCCTGCTTTTGGTGATAAAGAAGATGAAAGATACCTTGGAACATTGACAAGAGGTTCACAAGTTGTTGGTGCTGGAATTGTTTTTGAAAATGTTTATGACATTGATTTTGCTTCACCATATAATTCTCAAGGTTTTCCAAATAGATTAAAAATACCGAACTTTAACTCAAATAATGTTTTAGTTAATTATACAATCACAAAAAGAGAAATTGTTGTAAATGGTATTACGAAGGTATTCAAACGAGTTATTGGGGCCAATGATGTTAAACCATTCTTTGAATTATTTTTACCTGAAAAAAATGTGTTAGGTATTACAAGTGTGTTATTAAAGAATGGTACACAATATACAAACACACCAACAACTGCGGAGTTTTTAGGTGTTGATAATAGATGGTATGAAGTGGACGCCTTAGCCGAAGATAGAGTCTTTATTGAAGACCCTGCAAAAGTTTCTGACCAACCTGGTATTAAAGTTGGTAAGTATATCCAAACTCAAGATAGATTTATTACCGAATATACCCCTGAAGGATTTAAGAAAATGACATTTGGTGGTGGTACAAATACGGCTCAAGACCAATTGAATCAGTTTACAACTTTAGGTACAACATTAGAACTTCAAAAATATTCTAACAATTTTTCATTAGGTTCAACATTAACGCCAAATTCAACATTGTTTATTCAATATAGAGTTGGTGGTGGATTGGCAACAAACTTAGGAACAAACGTAATCAATCAAATTGGTACTGTTTCATTCTTTGTTAATGGTCCATCTGAGACAACAAACTCAGCGGTAGTTAATTCATTAAGATGTGTTAACGTAACTGCTGCGGTAGGTGGAGCGGGCATTCCATCATTAGAAGAAATTAGAAACTATGTATCGTTTAACTTTGCGGCTCAAAAGAGAGCGGTTACCGTACAGGATTATGAGTCAATTATTAGAAACATGCCAGCTCAGTTTGGTGCACCTGCAAAAGTATCTATCACAGAAAATGATAACAAGATATTAATTCAAATATTATCTTATGACACTTCGGGTAAATTAACCAATATCGTTTCAAATACTTTGAGACAAAACATTGCAAATTATTTATCAAACTACCGAATGATGAATGATTATATTTCAATATTCAGTGCTGAGGTTATTGACTTGAGTGTTGATGTTGCAATTGTATTAGATTCCGCCCAAAACTCAGGACAAGTCATTTCAAGTGTTATTGATAAAATATCTGCATACTTTAACCCTCAATCAAGACAATTAGGTCAGAATGTTTATCTATCCGAAATTAGGAGTATTATTCAAAATACAAATGGTGTATTAACCGTTTCAACTTTAAATGTGTTTAATGAAGTTGGTGGTCAATATTCATCCGCTGAAACATCTATGGAATATTCAGACCCTGAATTAAAACTTATTGGTCCTGTTGACGATACTATTTTTGCTCAACCATCACAAGTGTATCAGATTAGATACCCTGGTAAAGACATTAGAGTTTCGGTTAAGAACTTCCAATCAATTACTTTTTCTTAACAAGTTTATTTATTTTTTCTTTGGATTATTATTTAATTGTGTGGGTTCACTTTAAAAATCCTGCATAAACTATTTATTAACTAAAGACATTAATGGGTCAATCATATAGAATAAGGACTGAATTAGGGGTTAACAAAACAATCAACGTACAATTAGACCAAGAGTTTGAACAGTTAGAGATTTTATCTTTAAAAATACAACAAGAGGATGTCTATATTAGAAGTTGTGCCGATTATGGAGTCATTGTTGGTAGGGTTACCGCTAACAATGGTTTTGGATTACCAAACGCAAGGGTGTCAATATTCATACCTATCACAACGGTAGACGAATCAAACCCAATCATTTCAAGTATATATCCGTACAAATCTCCAACGGATAAAAATGAAGATGGTTATAGATACAATCTTTTACCTTACGAAAAATCATACTCAACTCACGCAGCGACAGGTACAATACCATCAAGATTGGATGTACTGACAGGAACAACCGCTGTTGAAATATATGACAGATATTATAAGTTCACAGCCAAAACAAATGATAGTGGGGATTACATGATAATGGGGGTACCATTAGGTTTTCAAACTGTTGTTATGGATGTTGACTTGTCTGATATTGGAGAGTTTTCATTGACACCACAAGATTTAATTAGAATGGGTCTTGCAACCGAGGCTCAAGTTGCGGGTAATCGTTTTAGAACATCAACAGATTTAAACTCATTACCTCAAATTATTAATTTAGTTAAAGGTATTGAAATTTCGCCACTTTGGGGAGACCCTGAAATTTGTGATATAGCAATTAATCGTCTTGATTTTGATTTAAGAGATAATGCAAATGTTAATATACAACCAACGTCAGTTTTCATGGGGTCGATTTATTCTACATCTGATGCTTATCGAGTTAGGAGAAACGCTAAACCCAAAGATGATATGGGTAATCTTTGTAGTTTACAATCAGGACCTGGTCAAATATTGGCAATTAGACAAACCATCCAACAAGATACTACTGGTAATCCAATACTGGAACAATATCAATTAGAACAAGCTGGAAATATTATTGATGGTGATGGAGTTTGGTTGACCGAATTACCAATGAATTTGGATTATTACATAACTAATGAATTCGGTGAAAAAGTTATATCAAATGACCCAACTATAGGTATTCCAACTAAGGCAAAATATAGATTTAAAATTAAATGGACACAACCAACAGCATTGACTGAGCAAACAAGACGACCATATTTTTTAGTTCCTAACGTTAGGGAGTATGGTTGGAGTAATACTATAATCGACCCAAATTATTTATCAACAAGTTCATCTGAGGGAAAAAAATTAGCAGGGTCATATTATTTTGGATTAGATTGGACAGGTTATACTAACACTACCGCGGCAATAAATTGTGATGATACCTTTTACCAATTTGAATTTAACAAAGTGTATACTGTTTCAGGTTTGATTGATGAATTTAAAAATGGTACTAAAGGTAGATTTATAGGTATTAAAGAAATTGAAAGTCAAGATTGTGATAGTACTATTAATAAATTTCCTGTAAATGAAGGATTTAGAAATTTTGATTTAATATATTTCTTGTTCTCAATTATATTTCAAGTAATTCAAATTATTGGTATTCCATTGTTAACGTCTTACCACGTTATTGCATATCTTTGGAATAATTTTGCAGTTCCTTTAATAATTGCATTAAGCGCATGGATTTTAAAAAATATAATTGAGTTATGGATAACTTCTGCGAGTTTGTTTGCTTCGTCGGCAGTCTTGCCATTTCTTCTTCCTGCGGCACAGACAACAGCTCTACAGGCGCTTGGTTGGACAGTGCTTGGTGTTTTTATTGGTACACTTCTTTTTAAATTTAGATTTAGAAAATTTAATAGATTCAAATTACCAATGATAACATATCCTGATTGTCAAGCCTGTGAATGTAGTCCTG